GGCAGAAATCATGGGTCATGAAACTGGGCGAAATGGTCATTTGTTGGGCTATGTTTTCAACCGAAATGACCCAGCGAAAAGCGACGGATTTGTGCGTGTCTGCGAGGATTCTGGGTAATCTGGGTAATGGATTGTTAAGTCAGTAACAGAAAAGTGTATATATAACCTATATGGTTAGAATATACGTATTCTGTCGACGACTCCCAAATCGATGACCCAGATTGCCCAGTCCGTGTTAGTCACGTAACACACCTACGCATTTTGTTCTCATCGGTTGACGTTAACGTCAACTCGGTTCGTCGTGGACTTGAATTGTCATGACCCAGAACGCCCAGTGCAATATGTTGCAGTGCAGCATAGCCAGCCAATATGTTTTTTACTGACACTGTTGTCAGCCCAAAGGGAAAGGCCAACCCAGAATCTGCGCTATAGAACAAAGCTAGAACGCTAGGAGCAGGGGGTGGGGGGGGTAGCAGGGCCGAGCGCCGCGTGACTGACACGGGCACGGTACGCAAACAATTTTTATTTTTTTAAAATCTCACTGCATCAAAGCCTGTTGCGTATCTGCATCCAGTAGATTAGTATGCGCGACAATGACATTCTACTCACTGCCATTCACACCAGAGCGGACGCAGGCCACCGAGGCGCGGCTGGAGTCAATCTATGAAGCTGCCCGCTGTGGGCTAAAGGGTGACAGTCTGGCGATGGCCGCTGGATTGACCCCGCGCCAGTTCCGCGTGTTGGCCGACGCTGACCCGCTGGTCGAGATGGCTGAGATCAAAGGTCGCGCCGATGGCGAGTACACCGCAGCCAAGACCATGTACGAAGCGGCGCGCGATGGCGACAGCAAGGCTGCGCTGGAAATACTCAAGCATCAGCATGGCTGGGTAGCCAAGCAGCAGATCGACGTAAACATCGACCAACAGATAAGCATTACAGGCGCGCTGGAAAAAGCACAGTCGCGCGTCATCGAAGGGCTGTACACTGAACTGCCCCGACTAGAGGATAACACCCATGCAAGCACCGATATATTCAGCCCAAGACGAGATGGAGTTGATGGCGCGGCTGTGGTCGCCCAGCCTGAAGGATGACCCACTAGCGTTTGTGCTGTATACATTCCCGTGGGGGCAGCAGGGTACGCCGCTGGAACATTTCCCCGGCCCGCGTAAATGGCAGCGGCAGATACTTGCCGACCTGCGCGACCACATCAAGGCGAACAACGGCAAGGTAGACTTCGACACGTTCCGTGAGTCTGTGGCATCAGGACGCGGTATCGGCAAGTCTGCCCTTGTAAGCTGGCTGGTGATATGGATGCTCTCCAGCCGCATCGGCTCGACGACTATCGTGTCGGCAAACTCCGAAGCGCAGTTGCGGTCAGTCACATGGGCAGAAATTACTAAGTGGCTGGCGATGTCGCTCAACAGTCACTGGTTTGAGATAGCCGCTACACGCATCATGCCAGCCAAGTGGCTGACAGAACTGGTCGAGCGCGACCTCAAGAAAGGCACGCGCTACTGGTCAGTCGAAGGCCGGCTGTGGTCAGAAGAGAACCCTGACGCATACGCAGGGGTTCACAACTTCGACGGTGTCATGCTGATCTTCGACGAAGCCAGCGGTATCCCTGACAGCATCTGGTCGGTGAGCGATGGTTTCTTCACGGAGAATACGCCGCACCGCTTTCATCTGGCTTTCTCCAACCCGCGGCGCAACACTGGCTATTTCTATGAGACGTTCCACAGCAAGCGGGCGTTCTGGAATACCCGCACAATCGACGCGCGCGATGTCGAGGGTACAGATAAAAACCTGTACCAGCGCATCATCGACGAATATGGGCCAGATAGCTACCAAGCCAGTGTCGAAGTCTACGGCAACTTCCCGTCAGAAGGTGACGACCAGTTCATCGGCAGCAATCTGGTCGATGACGCCATGAAGCGCCCGCCCATCAAGGACGACACAGCGCCCATCGTCATCGGCGTAGACCCTGCACGCTTCGGGGCGGACGCCACCGTCATTGCCATACGGCAAGGCCGTGACATCCTAGAGTTACGCAGACACCGCGGCGCAGACACTATGGAAGTGGCTGGCTACGTCATCGACGCCATAGAACAGTTCAAGCCGGCGCTGGTGTGCATCGACGAAGGCGGGTTAGGCGCAGGCGTCGTAGACCGGCTGAAAGAACAGCGGTACAAGATACGCGGCGTGAACTTCGGCAATAAGGCCAAGAACCAGATCATGTGGGGCAACAAGCGCGCAGAGATGTGGGGTTCCATGCGGGATTGGCTCAAGACGGCGCACATACCCAGTGACCGCTTCCTGAAGACCGACCTCATCAGCCCGCGCACCAAGCCTGACAGCAAGGGTACGCTGTTCCTCGAAAGCAAGAAAGATATGAAGTCCCGCGGGCTGGCGTCGCCTGACGCAGCGGACGCCATAGCGGTCACGTTTGCTTTTCCTGTAGCTTCTAGAGACCCACGTCAAGGACGCGTTGACAGACGCTCTTCAAGCGGGTATTCTCCCGCTGGATATTCTACAAGTTGGATGGGCAGCTAGTGGCGGACAAGAAAAAATCAGTATCGTTGTCCGTAGGCAGAGGCGAAAAACTGCCTGTGTCAAAAGGCGCAGGGTTAACCGCCGCTGGTAGGGCGAAATATAACGCTGCCACAGGTAGCAAACTAAAGGCGCCAGCACCCAGTCCGAAGACAAAAGCTGACGCAGGACGCAAAACATCATTCTGCGCGCGTATGGGCGCAGTAGCTGCTAAGGCTAAAGACGGCGAACGCGCCAAAGCAAGTTTGAAAAGGTGGAAATGCCCATGAAAAAGGGTCTATATGCCAACATTCACGCCAAGAAAGAGCGCATAGCCGCTGGATCAGGCGAGAAAATGCGTAAACCGGGTGCTAAAGGCGCCCCCACAGCCAAGGCGTTTAAAGACAGCGCCAAAACCGCCAAGAAGGGTAAGTAATATGCCAGCAGATAAATATGGTAAAAGCCTCTACAAAGCAGGCACTGTCAAGATGGAAAAGGCCGCAGCGGCTAACCGTGACCCAGCCCGCAAGGCAGCAGCCATGAAGATCATGGCACGCGAAGGTACGACAAGCGCAGCAGGCGGTCGCGCACCAGTCAAGATGCCAGCTAAAACGCCAGCACCCAAGCCAGTGCAAGTCATCCGCACGACTGTGTCGATGAAGCCTACACCTATGGGCAAAAAGAAGTAACCATGCCGCTGGTCAAATCACCTAGCAAAGCCGCGTTTCGCAAGAACATCAAGGCAGAGGTAAACGCCGGAAAACCTGTCAAACAGGCGGTCGCAATCGCGTACAGCGTAAAGCGTGAATCCGCTAAAAAAGGTAAAAAGTAACCACAATGGCTGATCCGACAGGTATTAACAAAGTAGGCGACGTAGCTGACATCGGTAGCGATCCAGCAAACACTCGCGGCGACCCTGACACAATGGCAACCATGCGTCATCGGCTACAGATGTCGATGGCAGCCTATTCGGACAGCCGTGAAGACGAACTGGACGACCTTCGGTTCATGGCCGGCAGCCCTGACAACCAGTGGCAGTGGCCTGCTGACGTGTTGGCGACTCGCGGTGCGGTGCAAGGCCAGACCATCAACGCACGGCCATGCCTGACGATTAACAAGCTGCCGCAGCACGTCCGTCAGGTGACGAACGAACAACGCCAGAACCGCCCTGCGGGTAAAGTAATCCCTGTCGATGACAACGCTGACGTTGAAGTGGCAGCGATCTTTGACGGCGTCGTGCGGCATATTGAGTATATGTCCGACGCCGACGTAGCCTACGACACCGCCTGCGATAACCAAGTCACTTACGGCGAAGGCTATATCCGTCTCATTACGGAATATTGCAACGAAGAAACCTTCGACCAAGACGTTCGCATCATGCGCGTCCGCAACTCGTTCAGCGTTTACATGGACCCTACGATCCAAGACCCATGCGGCGCGGACGCTGAGTGGTGTTTTGTCACGCAGGACATGACCAAAGACGAGTATGAGCGCGAATTTCCCGATGCGTCGCCTATTTCGTCGATTTTGTCCACCGCTGTGGGCGATGAAAGTATGTCGGCATGGCTCGACGAAGACACTATCC